GATTGGTCGGCGAACGCTGAGAAGTCCATCTCAGGTATCATAAAGTCTTCTTGCTTCGCTTCGATGCTCAGCTTATCAGAGATGCACGCATGAAGACGAAGCGTTGCGGTTTTGAGGCCCGACGGCGATTGATACTGCTCGGTGAGCGTTGCCTGAAACACCGGTTGCACGCCGAGGTTCTGGTTGGCGTAGGTGAAGTTCTGGCCATTCGCCGGCACGTTGTAGGCATAAGAAATCCAAACACCCAAACCTTCATCGGCCGAGGCGAACGTATAGACGCCGGCAGCGCTGACGGAGTATTGACCGGCCATGGGACCAGAAGCAACTTCAGTTAGCGGCAATCCCGTCGCCGAATACATGACGCCCAAATCTTCAATGAAATTGGCGCCAGCGATCCCAGCGTTTGCGACAGTGACCGTGAAAGGAGTTGTTGCAGGGATGATGGCAGCTTCGTTTTGCGCCGTCGTAATGTTAGCGGCGGCCGGCGTGACGTTGAAGAACAAATCCGAAAAAATGCTCGCCTGGATTTGGCCGAATTTTGCTTTGCATTGGATTTTGCCCATCCCACGTGCGACAGCAACGGGGAACTGCTTCTGCCCGTAAAGCTCCTTCGATGTCGCGCTGAACTCAACGCTAACGTTTTGCAATACGCCGAACTGATGAGGCGTCGGGTTAGATTTGTCGGTTCGCACACCCCAAAGAGCGCCAGACCCGAACGTGTAAATAGCCATCGTTGAAACTCCTGTGTGGTGTTATGGGACCAGTATTCTGACTGGCACAGTTACGAGCCCCTGGTCGTCAAGGTCGCCCGGGTCTTTGAAAATTTTTCCTTCAATCCAGCAACGCGTGACAAGACCGCCAAGTGTAAATCGGCCGTTGGGATTGTCGGGGTAGAAGAACGTATCGATTGCGTCCATGATCGCATTGATGGTTGGCGACAAAGGACTTACTTCATCGACCGTGTGGATATACATGACCAAAGTCACGGGGAGGACAAGGATAGGAGGCATCCCATCCATAGTCTTTTGGTATTCCTCATCATGCTCGGTCAAGCACAAGTAAGGCTGCTGAGTTGCGGGTACGTCAGAAAAAAGTTTAAGCCTCCTCGTAACTGTGGTGAAAGTTATTGGCATCGCTGCTTGAAACTTGGTAAACAGCGTACTCATAACCGTTTCTCGACTAGGACGTGCCATGAGCTTTTATACCTCCTGCCACAGCTGCCATGAGCCCTTTCACGATTGCGTCTTTTTGATCCTCGAGGGATGTCCTCATGTAAGAACGTTTAGGCATTATCACCTGCTTAGTGAAGATGCGTTTGCCGTCGATGACGAAGCTCAAAGCTTTTGCTTTTTTCGGGACGATGACGCCGCCGAACTCATGGATAGCAGCGTATTTGACGTCCCCTGACGAAAACACACGGGCTTGAAAATTATCGACTTGATCTTTGACGGTTTGCTGTATGCTCGCGCGCAAATTGCTAGTGCGAACTTTCAGCACTTGACCCGACAGCTTATCTTGAACGATATGGCGTTGAAGCTCAATCGCTAGCGATTGCATTTTTGCCAAGACTAGTTGCCGGATCAAAGCCGGCATCGCTTCCATTTCGGCTTGAAGCTCAGGTGCGCCGATGACGACTGCGCTTATCATGACGAAATAGGAGTGTTGGCGACGAACGGTTGCAGCAAGGTCATGATAAACGAGTTCATGTCCTTTTGCGAGAATGTCACCGTTTCTTGACCGCCGAGCGTCTTGCTGACCATGCCAATACGAGAAGAAGCTTTATACCTTTCGCCGACCAACTCGATACATGCCTGCTCGATGTCGGCTGGCGTGTAGCTGTAGGACAACGTGACGCTCGCTGAGGCGTCTGCAGCGTTGAATGTGTATAAACCCCCGGTATCGTTGTACTGGCCTTGTGCCGGCGTTTGAGAGGCTACAGCGACGAGAGGCGTTTCCGTGTTGGTATACACGACAGCCCCGTCGGCGGCCCACACCTTGTTGGTCGTTAGGGTGAATGGGCCATCAGCCGAGATTGTTTGTATCTCACTAGTGTAGAAGCCGGCATCATAGCTGATGCTGACAGTAGGCAAACCATCTCGCCAAAACAAGCAGCCACAGCTGAAAAGCTTCTGAGCGCCCGACGTGTCCGTGCCATCCCATGGCTCGAGGACATATCCGCTGCCAAAAGGCGGCGCCGTCTGAGGAGTTTGTGCTGAATTTCTAATGATGAGTGAATTGATCTGGATAACTGGGTATTCTCGCAGCATGATGTTATCATTGCCGGTTCCTCGACGTAGCTCATTGACCGTGTGCCGAACGAGTTGCCCTCGTTGAATATAGTTAATGATGAAGCGAGAAGCCGCGGTGATCAAACGAGACAACGAGACGTCATCTATGTCCGATGTCACGCCCGCCCATGATTTCACATTGGCAAGTGATGTTAGATCTCCCGCGGCCATTTCGTGTTACTCCTCGCCTTCGGCGCTCAGCTCATCGCCGCGCGCCGGATTGTCCTTCAATTCCTGCTCGACGATCTCGCGCAGTTCGCCGACGCTGATCGGCTTGGGGAACTTGACGTTGCGCTTTTTCAAGAACGCAATCATTTCCTTCTTCGTCATCTCGTGGACGTTGATGGCTCCTTCGACATCTTCATCCGTCACTAGTTCGCTGTCTTCTTCTGGTTCAACAAACTTCTTGAACCCATGGGCTGCTAACTCGGTTGCAGCGTGGTCTGGAACAGACACGATGCCATTCTTGACCAGGTATTCTTCGCCGCCATGCCCGATGGACGAGGCGTGGGCTGGCGCAATCATTTTGGTGGGCATTGAATGATAACTCCTCATAAGATGATGGGGGTAAGTATTGCCCCCATCAATTGGTGTTAGACGGCGTTGGCGATATTGGTAATCACTGCCATCGAAGGCGGGAAATAGTGCTGGAGCACCTCATCCGCGTAAACGCCGAACTGGTACTTACGCGAAACCAGCGGCCATTCGATCTGGTAGTAATCCTGCCGGCAACGCACCTGGACGACGTTGGTAACGTTGCTGAGCGGGTACGGAAGTTTCTCCGTGTAGAGCAAGATGGTGCCCGGCGGCATGTTCGGATGAATTTTGATCGGGATGATAATCCCACCATTCATCGAGAACCTGTTGAGGTACTGGGCAATCATCATACCGCCGGCAACGATGCCATCCTTGATGTCTTGCGTAAAGCGCAAGTTTGAGGTGGTCCCGCCGGACAGAACTGCCTTGCTCAGGTTCAGCGCTTCCTGCGAGTTGACGTACATCACCGTCGGCGACAGACGATAGTTGTCCCACAGCGATTTCAGCGCGGTGTCGATCTCGACAACGCCGCCGGCGTTATCAACCGTCAAGCCAGTGCCTACTCCCGCGGTGCCGGTGGGCATCGAGTAATAGTAAGCATTGCTGCCGGTTTTGATTGCCTGGTAAATCAGGCCATCGAAGACGAGCGTGTTGCTCGAGTTGTCATTGGTTCCCAGCGACGCGGCGGTCTGCGTCCCCGCTGCCGCGGCCGTTATGACGAGCGAGTTAATGCCCGTGATAGCGCCTAGCAACTCGTTGCCGACGGAGCCCCAAAACCAGGCATACCCCATCGCGCCTTTGACCACAGGAGTGGTTGCCGCAATGCTTGAAGTGGTACCGGTCGTCGTGACCGTCTGGTTGGCCGATAGCTTGCCCGTGCCGCCGCCGAAGGTATCGGTGGAAGCGTCGGCGTTGGTACGCGTGATGCTGCCTTGAACACCGCCGACGACGCTGCCGTTGATGACGCCATCAAGTGACAGCGGCGCGACGATGACCGACCAGGCCTGGTTTGCAAGCGTGCCGCCGGTGGTGGAACCCGTAAGGGTTGGCGTGCCTGATTGCCCAAGACCATAGGAAGACAGGCCGCCGAGGAGAAGCATCTCTTCGCCGATCATCACGGACTCAAGCAACGTTTTCGCCGCGATGGCGCGAACATCATCAAAGCCCATGCCGGCATACTGCGCCTCGAAGTCAACGTTGTCTTCGAGACCGATGCCCTTATAGGCTGCGGTGTAGTCGGTCGTCGCCACGGCGATAACGCCACCGCGGTTACCGCCGGAAACGCCGAGTCGGATTCCAGAGGTGTTGATCGCGGTTACGGCACGCCATGCCGCCTGAATGCCGCCTTTACCCGAAGTGCGCGGGATGCTGTTACGCAACGGCGTGAGCACCGGATAAAGGAATTTGGCGCCGGCTTCAAGATCGTAAAACGTCAGGCCGGAAGTCGGCGAGCCCGATTGAGCAAAAGTGCTTTTCTGCAAGCCATTCAGTCGAGGGTCGGCGATGGGAGCCTGATACGCTTTCGTGAAAGCGTTCAGGGTGTTTTGGATTTCACTCGCGTCCATTTCAAAAGTTCCTGTTGATGTCGGGTTGGAGATGTAGTCTAGTCAATCGTGCCGTCTCCGGCCCGTTATTTGTTGTCGGTGTTGTGATGCCCGATGTTCAGCGTCTGCCCACCGCTACGATGAATGAGGCCGATGGCCGCAGTGGCCAAAACGTCGGGGCTCATTTTTTCAAGAAGTGATTGAGCACGGACGCCTTCGTGAAAGCGTTCGTTGTTCCCACCGTCCCCGGTTTTGTCAATCACTTGGAAACGTGCCGGAGGCACGACAGCCGGTTGCGCTTCAATTCGCGCGATGGCAGCCCCCATTGATTCGATAGTCGCGGTTGCTTTTTCAAGCGCCGTTTCCAATCGAGTATTTTGTACCTGAGTGGCGCTGAACTTTTCCAGCACATCATCAAGAGCGTGTGAGCTTTTGCCCATGTCGCCCCCGCTGCATGATGCCCCCAGCTTGGTGGCCATGTCGTGCATTGCCTGCAGCGCCGCCATGTCTTCCTTGCTGTGACGAGCGCCGGCTTTTGCAAGCCCATTGCCCGTGGCCATTTTTCCCATCGCCTCAGCCATTGGGTGTGGCTGCCCGGCGTCATCGAACATCATGGGATTGCCAATAAGTTCGTTGACTTCTTCTCCCATCCACGAAACGAGAATGGTGGCGAGCTGAGACAGACATACGCTGAGCTGTGCGGCCACAGGTGAATTGTCCCCTTCAACCGCGGCTTCCATTTCAGCGGCTTGTCGCAACCAAGCAATCTGCTGCACGGCGCCGGCGAAGTCCTGAACGTCCCACAAACCTTTTTCAAGGCCTTGGGTTTCAGCCGCTTTCGCCATCAGCGCTTTGGGCATATCATCTTCAGACTTGTCGGGGTTGGCCTTCTTCCACGCCGACTTCAATTTCGCCGTTGCCTTGTCGACTTCAGCAGCCGACATCTTCATGGTGCCTTTTGCCATCGCCTTGCAAGCGGCGTTAACGAGTCCTTTGTCAGGCGGGCCACCCGGCGTTTTCGTCATCCTCATTTTCCACGTCGACTTATCGCTCGCGTCGGGAACGTGAGCATAGTCCTTCGCCGTGAACTCTTTCGGCGTATCATCCTCAGCGGCCTTTGCAAGCGGCTGTGAGCCTCCTTTGCCAAATTTCTCGAGGGTTGCCAACGCGGCGGCTTGAGCGGCTTCAGAACGCGCCACAGGGTCTGCAAGCGCCAGGTTATGCGCGAGAGCATCAGCCTTTTTCTCGAAAGGCGTACCGTCCTTCGCCAACCACTTCTGGGAAACCTCGTCACGAGGATCGGTCGTTGTCGTCATCGCGGTGGTATCGGCCGCAGCTTTCGCCACCGGTACCTTGAAGGCCGAGAATTTTTCACCGGCAGACTTGCACGCGTCATCAGCACTGCCCTTGAGCGACTCGCCTAGCGCCGACGCTTGGGACTCGGTCATGGCGCCTTCTTTGAAAGCGGCGTGGGCGTCTTTGATTTTTTGGCTCGACGCGGCAACGTGATCCATGACCGCTTGATGTTCGCCCTTGTTCAGTTTCGGCATATCCTTCGCTGTGTCCTCAGGAACTTCCGGGCTGTCTTTTGCGGCTTTCTCAAGTTCCTCGCGAGCGGCGCCGATGAAATCAGCAAAGCCTGCCGCACCCGAGGCTTTGGCGAGTTCGGTGGCGCGAGCAACGACTAAGTCGTTTGGGATCACGATGGGTTCCGGCGGCATGTGGGTCTCCTCGGCGCTCGGGGTTAGGCCGTGAATGAAGGGCCGATCTTCGCTTTCACCGCTCATCTTGACGAATTGAAAAAACGCGGACTTTGTCGATGGATTGTCCACGATACTGACTTCCACAGGCTTGGCGGTGTATTTCTTGACGCCCCCCTCCTGCCAGCGCTTGACATAGGACCCGCCGATACTGAAGCCGGTGTAGACTCCTTTCTCGACTTTGTCCCATTCATTGTCATCCACGATATGAGCGCAGATTTCAATGGCCTTCGAGTCATCATCGAAGACAATATCATCAAGACGTCCAGCGGCAACTTTGCCGTGCATCGCGCGGACATTGCCGTACGACTTGCCGCCTGATGCTTTATTGATATAGTCAGACCATTCCTGCACAAGAGGCTTGCTCGACGCATAGTCGAACATCTCATTGGCATCATCAAGCTCTTCGGCGGCCATACGCCCATAAAGCAAACGCTGTGCTGCGTCTACTTTGTAAAGCGGCACAAACACCTTGAGCTTGTTGTCAGTCGTCGTCTCCGTCTTCGCCATCGCTGTTATCCTCTGTATCGGTGTTGTCGTCGTCAATACCGCTTTGCACCCCGATGATTACGCAGCGGCAGCGAGGATGTCCGGGGGTTCTTTGATCCCCGCTATCAAACTCCTCATCAACATCGATAGGGCCTTGATCTTGATTAGGCTGGCAGATGTCGTCGCAAACTTTATCATCGCCAGCTGTCAACCAGGCCTTTTGAACGTTGACGCCGTTGTCATCGGCGGCCTTGAACGCATCGAGCGCGCCTTGGCTGTTTGCCGAACGTATCTCGGTAAAAGCGATTAGCTCAGCACGCACTGATGAGAAACCTTCTTCCTCGATGCTATCGGCGATTGCACGATTGCCGATATTATCTGCAAGCCCATCAGTGATGAGCTGTTGAATACGAGAACGAAGGCTGTCGGTGATATTGTACTGAGCACGAGGATTAGGAATGAGCTTTCCTGTCAACGGGTCTTTCTTCATCCCAACCATTTCAGCTGCACGTTTACTTGCGTAATCGACCGCTGCTTGATTAACGACATCAAAAGCCTCGTCGTACTCATCGATGCCCTGAAATTGTGCCAGTACCTGCTTGCCAGTTGTTCCAGCGACAGCAAGCAAATAAGGCTCAGTAGCATCGATCAAGACATCGAGAGATGACAAGTCAACTTCATCACCATAGTTGGGATCATCATCAGATGACTTGTTCAAACGTTGAAGCATCGAATAGACTTGCTCACCGACAAGCTTGCCGGTACGTTTGAACTGCGCCACCCATATCTTCTTCAGCTCATTTTGAGCTTTGACGACAAATAGAGCGTCGGGATCATAAGTGATCCGTTTCGTTTTCGCCGACTTGCCAGAAACCTTTAGCAAATCGAGTACGCCGAAAGGGGAAGCAGCGGATTTGCTTACCTCCTTATTGCCGCTCTCATCGCCTTCAGGAGTACCGATTGCTTTTCCCGCGGCGTTGTTTGCGGCCACAGGCGCCGGCTTCGGTTTATTCGCGGTAGCAACTGGGACAGCAAGCCCAGTCGCCGGGTCAATCGTATGTGTTCCTTCAGGAGGAGGAGGCTCGTCGGGTGCAACGATAGGAACAAATCCTGTGGACGTAAGCACCAAGTTTTTGTCGCCATCCTCGACCGGATCAAGGCCAAGTTTGCCTCGAACTTCGTTGACGGTCATGGCCCCCGTTTTCTGATAGCCCGTAACCGTCTGCATCTGAATGAGCGGATCGATGTCATCAGGGATTGACCACTCGAACTCAACTTTACGAGTGCCCCACTCTTTCCAGATGATATAATCGATTAACTGCTTCACCCACTTTTGAACAGGGGCTAAACCTTCTTCAAGTGCTTGCTCTTTCGCACTGTCAGCCGTTGCTCGGTTCTGAGCCTTTATGAACGGCGTAGGAGCGATGGAAAACGCAAAGCACATTATCCTCGTCAACCACTCGTCAGTGCTGTCAGTGAGCGCCGCACCGCTCTTAGACTCGATGAATGTTTTACCCACCCCGTTCGGGATGAACCTCGCGCGACGACGAACGCCTGTTTGGTTGCTCAAGATGCTGTCGAACCAATCTTGGAACTCAGCAATCTGCTTGGGCGTCCAACCGTCGGGCGTGCCAATCAAAGCCTCGGGCACATTTCCTTCAGTGTAATACTCAAGCAAGAACGTCTCACGACGGATAGCAATGTTGACGGTGCGAACGATCTGCTCGATTGGTGAATACCCATAAATCTTATGGGTTCTCATGTTACGCGGTCGATAAATGAGGTCCTTGTTTGTATAGTTGACGGCAGGCAAGCCTTTCAACTTTTGCTGATAGGCCGGCGCCGGAAAGGCTGGTGTACGCCCAGAGTCATCGATCACTCGCTTGATAGTTCCCCCATCGATATACTCAAGCCCCATCATCTTGCCGCCACGATTACGCTGCACGAAAAGTGTGGGTGCATCGATGACGAACATATCATCCAGCAGGCTACGAAGCCAGGAGTCCCAAAAGTTTTCACCATCAGGCATCGTGAAAAAGTCAGTAATCTCAGCAATCAGCGGATCGTTTTCTTGGGCCATCGCATTGCCGCCGCCATCAGTGCGCGGCTTGATAACCCACTCGAGGTTGGCCATCTGATCCTTGCGCGTCTCGATGATGCTCGAAAGAACACCAGAGGCTTCACGCAATGCACGCAGCTGCCAAAAGCTGATTTCCTCGTAAGCACGAGGCTCGATGTTTAAGTTATAGCCCGATGGGTAATCGAGCTGACGGCCCATGACTTCAGGAGGAGCACTCGGCGCCATCGGGTTCAAAGGGCCGAACCAGTCAGCCGGGCCGCCCGTCACAATACCAGGATCATAGCCGCCTGGCGTCATGACGTAACTGTAGCCATAACTATACATTTTGGCTGCGTTTGCCAATGAAGTTTGCTTGCCTCCTGAAGGTGTCGCCACGTCTATACTCCTATGATAAGTCGTCCCCGACTAAAGTTTCTTAAATCCTGCCGCTGCCATGCCTTTGACTTCGCTCTCGCGTATCATCACACAGCCTTCAGCATCAGCATAAAGTTTTTCACCCGTGCGGGTGTAAACTGTTTGCGTTCCTTCAGGAACTCGCATCTTCACTAAAACGTTGCCTTCTGCTTTTTCAAATTTTTCTTTTTCTCCTTGAGCTCGCATCCAGCGAAGCATGCCATCGTTGCTTTCGCCAAGAACAAGCTCGGTCACGCCCCAAACAAGTGAGTCAAGCCGGTCAGGACTGTAGCCCATTTTCTTCTTGTCGAAGTCAGTCGACATGTCGCACATCTGATCTTCGAGCTGCGGAAATGACCCGACATGATGGACTCGCTTTTTCTCATACAACGTGGCCACAGGTTCAGCGCGTGTCTTCTTGCCCCGTGACGCATGAACTGCTTTGTAAGGAATATCCTCATCCACAGCTCGAAGATTGACTTCGACAAGATCGCCGCCGTTATTTACCTCGGCGATGATGCTGTCTGCTTGCCACTTGCGATATAGACCAATCGCTTTTATCGCCCATTCAGACGCGCTGTACTTGCCGCTTGCGTCTTCGAGGAGGTAGACGTGCTCATCGATACCGAGCGCTGTCACCGTTATCCCAGTTTCGTCGCTGCCTTCGTTGTTCGTCACCGCCGGGTCAATGTTCACCGTGATGCGTTGATACTCAGGGCATTCTTTCGGCTTGCGTCTCATCGCGTCGATAAGATCACGAGACCACATAGCTCCGGGAACGTCATCGAGCAACTCGGCGTTTAGTTCCTGTCGACCAAGCCTTGTGCCTTCGTACTTGCCAATCACTTGCTTGAAAAAGCTTGCAGGCAAGTTGTTGCGGTTGTCGTAAGTCGTTCCTCGCGTCGGGTGCGTTGTTTTCTCAGTGAGGAGATCACGCACTAACTTGATTGGCCGAGGCGTCGTCGTCACCGTCGCCTGTGGCTGCTTACCAAGTCGAAGGCCAAACATCATCTGATCCCACGTATCAGGGTAACGCCACTTCGCCATCTCATCAGCCCACGCGCAATCATGCGCCGGGCCTCGAAGCTGATCAGGCTCTTCGGCCGAATAGGTGAAAGCTTGCGCGCCGTTAGGCCATACGAGTTTGCGCTTGCTCGGGGTATATGTGGGCCGGTTCCATGGCGGGGAGTTCACCAATATGCCAGCCTCACCTTCAACCATAACGTCTCGCACGTCAGCGGCAGTTTCGCCGATGAGCGCAATTCTTTCAGCCCCTTCTTCCTGCTTTTGCAACACCCATTGCGCGCCGGTGCGCGTCTTGCCAAACCCACGTCCAGCAAGGATCAGCCACACTACCCATTTCCACGACGGCGCCAGCTGCTCAGGACGTGCCCAGAAAGGCCAATCGTAAAGCAACGCTAGCGCGTCATCATCACTCATCTCCTCCAATACCTGCAGCTTCCTCTGCTTGGGCAATCTCTGAAATAAGCTTGCTGTGAAGTCGGGACTTTGCATCTGCTGCCGATACTTTCACCTGAGCG